GTTCAAATCCGGCACCCTCCATTCCGGCAAGAAGGGTCCTGTGGTAAAAAGCAGGAAGCAGGCCATTGCCATCGCCCTCAGCGAGGCCGGGGTCGCCAAGAAGAGGAAGTGATCGATGGCCGTTTCCGGCACGAAGACCTTCGAACTCGACGTCGCAGAGTACATCGAAGAAGCCTTCGAGCGCTGCGGCATCGAGATTCGGACCGGCTACGACCAGCGCACGGCGCGTCGGAGCCTTAACCTCCTTCTTGCCGAGTGGGCAAACCGCGGTCTCAACCAGTGGACCATCGAGCAGGAGACGATCACGCTGAACGTGAACAACGTCAGCTACTCGCTGCCTGCTTCGACCATTGACGTGCTTTCCGTCGTCGTTCGTGATCAGGACGGCATCGGCACTCAGAATCAGTTCGACCTGACGGTCGACCGCATCAGCCGGGACGAGTACCTCAACATCCCGAATAAGCTGAGCATCGGTCGTCCGGTCCAGTACTTCGTCGACCGCCAGATCAATCCCACGATCAAGGTGTGGCCGAAGCCGGACACCACCTACTACCTGATCCTCGACAAGCTCGTTCGCTTGGACGACGCCTCGTCGGGCGTGAACACGCTTCAGATCCCCTTCCGTTTCTACCCCTGCCTTGCTGCGGGTCTCGCCTACTACATTTCGATGAAGAAGGCCCCGGACCGCACGGCTCTGCTCAAGGCCGTCTATGACGAGGAGTTCGAGCGGGCCGCGCAGGAAGACCGCGACAGGGCTCCTCTTCAGTTGACGCCGCTCCGCAACTTCTACCGGGTGGTGTAACGTGGCGCGTTATGCGAGCGGGGCATACTCGGTTGCGGTCTGCGACCGCTGCGGGATGGAGTACCCGTACACCTCCTTGAAAAAGGAGTGGAACAACCTGAAGACGTGCCCGGAGTGCTGGGAAGCCAAGCACCCGCAGCTCGATCCGATCTACCCGCCGCCGGAGCCGCAGGCCGTGTTCGAGCCGCGGCCTGATCGTGTCGAGCCTATGGATGTTCCTGTCGGACAGGAAATCTTCCCCTTCATCCAGAACATCAGTACACAGGGTGTGACGTCAGTCGGCATCGTCACGGTGCAGATCGGAGGATCGTGATGGCTTGGACCTATGCCACCCTCGTTCAAGCGGTGAAGGACTTCACCGAGTACGACGAGACGACGTTCAACGACAACATCGATACGTTCATTCGCAACTGCGAAGAGCGTCTCCTGTACTCCGTCGATCTGGACGTCTTCCGGAAGAACTCGACGGCGAACACGACGATCAACAACAAGTACCTCGCGGTGCCGTCGGACTTCCTGTCCCCGTTCTCGATGAGCGTCACGGCCAACGGGTCGACCCTGTTCCTGCTGAACAAGGACGTCGAGTACCTTCAGGAGTACAACCCGACCGGGGCGACGGGCGTGCCGAAGTACTACGCCCTGTTCGACATCAACAACTTCCTGCTCGCCCCCACGCCCGCTGCGGCGTACTCGGTCGAGCTGCACTACTATTACAAGCCTGCGTCCATCGTCGACACGGGCACGTCGTGGCTGGGCGACAACGCCGAGCAGGCCCTGCTGTACGGCACGCTCTTCGAGGCCTACACCTACATGAAGGGCGACGCCGATCTGCTGAACCTCTACAATCAGCGGTTCGCGGAGGCGATGACGCGCCTGAAGAACTTCGGCGAAGGCCGCGAGAACATCGACGCCTATCGTGACGGCCTCATCCGGATCAAGGCTACCTGATGTCTTGGACAGATCCCAACGTGGCTACCGTCATGTCCGTCGACGTCGCGACGACGTCGAACGGCGGGCATTCTCCGGAGTTCTGGGCCAAGCTCGCGACGGATCGGATCCTTCAGGTTTCCGACACCGCGCATCCCGCTTTGCGGGAACAAGCTCTCGCTTTCAAGGATCGTATGGAGCGCGTCATTCTGCTATACATGCAGAGGGCGATCCAAAGCGATAGGACCAACGTCTGCAACTCGATCACCGAGGCCGGACACCCGGCTCTGGCTGAACTTCTAAGGAGGCCGTAATGGCTTTTACCGGCAACTTTATGTGTACCTCCTTCAAGCAGCAGCTTCTTGAAGGTGTCCACGACTTCCGCGCCTCAGGCGGCGATATCTTCTACATCGCCCTGTACACCAACTCGGCCTCCTTCACGGCGGCTACGACGGCGTACACCACGTCGAACGAGATCACCAACACCTCCGGTTCGGCTTACGTCGCGGGCGGTCAGGCTCTGGCGAACGTGAACCCCTCGTCCAGCGGCACCACCGCGTTGACGGACTTCGCCGACGAGACGTGGTCGTCTGCTTCGTTCACGGCCCGTGGTGCGATGATCTACAACACCACCCCGGCGCACACCTACACCAACCCGTCCGTCATCATCCTCGACTTCGGGTCGGACAAGACGGCCACGGCCGGTGACTTCACGATCATCTTCCCCACGGCTGATGCGAGCAACGCCATCATCCGTATTGCCTGAGGCGCTCATCCATGGCCGTCTCTCTGACCCACAGCAAGGTCTCGTCCATCCCGGACGGCGCGGACACGTCACTTGTCCGCCCTTCCGACTGGAATGCTGAGCACACCCTTACGCTTGCTGAAGGGAAGGTTCTCGGGCGCACCGCGGGCGCGGGAACCGGGGCGGCGCAAGAGCTTCCCATTTCCGTCTCCTCGGACGGGTCGGTCGCGTTCTCCGGGACGGGAGCCACCACGCTTCAGTCCGGCACTACGGCGGAACGCCCCGGAACGCCCGCGACGGGGATGTTCCGGTTCAACACGACGACCGGAGCTTTCGAGGGATACAGCGGCACGGCGTGGGGATCCATCGGCGGAGCCATCGTCACCTCCGACACGGCTCCGGCGTCTCCTGTCGACGGCACCCTGTGGTGGGATTCGGCTGACGGCCAGTTGTACGTCTACTACGATGACGGCACGTCTCAGCAGTGGGTGGTAGCGAACAGCTTCGCGGGCAGCACGGCCTATCTGCCGCTGACGGGCGGGACTGTGACGGGCGCTGTAGCGTTCCCTGCGGGGTCTGCCTCGACGCCTTCGATCATTCCTGCGGGCGACACCAACACAGGCATCTTCTTCCCTGCCGCTGACACCATCGCCTTCACCGAGGGCGGTACGGAGGCCATGCGGATCAACAGTGACGCGCAAATTGTTCACGTTGCAGGAACTGCTTCTCTTCCGTCTGTCACGTTTACCGGCGATTTGAATACAGGAATCTACTCCCCCGGAGCCGACCGTATCGGCTTTACGGAAGGCGGCACTCAAGTCGGCGAGTTCGACGCTTCTGGCAACCTCAAGTTTAACTCCGGCTACGGCTCCGTTGCCACGGCCTACGGCTGTCGCGCGTGGATCAACTTCAACGGTCAGACCTCGACCCCCACTATCAACGGAAGCGGCAACGTCTCAAGCATCACGGACCTTGGCGCAGGGCAGTACACGATCAACATGACCACGGCCATGCCGGATTCCAACTACTGCGTGACATACGCCATGGGCGACATCAGCGGCGTGGGCGACGAGCATGCCCTTATCAGCATCGGTTCGTCCTCGGCGTTTACCATTCGCACGTCTCTATCGGGCGACAGTTGGGCTGATGCGAACCCTGTTTTCTGCGCCGTTCACCGCTGACAGGGGATAACAGATGGCCATCAACTTCCCCTCCTCACCGACGACAGGTCAAATCTACGTCGATCCGACGACCGCCATCGCGTGGGTCTTCAACGGAACGGCGTGGGACTCGTCCTTCGTCCGGTCGAACTACGTCAACCAGACGTTCACGGCTTCGTCGGGGCAGACGACATTCACCGTAGCAGGTGGGTATCTGCCGGGGCTTGTCTACGTCTTCCGAAACGGCGTGCAGCTTACGAACACGTCCGACTTCACTGCGACGGACGGCTCGACTGTCGTACTCGTCAATGGCGCGACACAGGACGACACAGTCCTCGTGCAGGGGGCCACGACGTTCTCGGTGGCGAACGCGATCACGGTCACGGGCGGTGGTCAGGCTCTGGCACCCGTTGGCGGGACCGTTCTGCGAGCATCGACACCTTTCATCGAGAACGCCGCTACGGTATCCTCTGACTACACGATCAGCGCGAGCCAGAACGCGATGTCTGCGGGACCGATCACGATCAATGCCGGCATCACTGTGACCGTGCCTTCTGGATCGGTCTGGACTGTCGTTTAGAGGTATCAAATGCCTGTCGTCATCAACGGCTCTACCGGGATCAGCGGGACGGACGGCTCGGCGGGAACTCCTGCCGTGCAGGGCACCGACACGAACACGGGCGTGTTTTTTCCGGCTACGGACACGATTGCCTTTGCTGAAGGCGGCTCCGAAGTCATGCGGATCAACAGCAGCGGCAATGTCGGCATCGGCACGTCGTCGCCGTCCGGCCGACTTAATTTGGCGGTGGGTGCTGCGACCTCCTGCATTATGACACTTACGGCCAACAATACGGGGTCTGGTGCAGGGGACCGTGGTCGGTTGGATTTTTATTCCGCTGACAACTCGGGAGTTGCGTATCAGCTTGGGTACTTGGACTTCGACCGCGCTGATGGAACAGGCACGGCGTCGTATATGGCGATCAATACGCGAGTCAGCGGAACGGTTGCAGAACGTGCCCGCATCAACGCTTCAGGCAATTTTCTAATCGGAACCACGAACGGAACTGTAGCAGGCAAAACCCCAATATTTGTGTCTTACCAAACAACGGGTAATGCCAATGCGGCATTTTACCAAAACACCACATCCAACACTAACCAGATTATATTCGTCAATCCAAACGGTGAAGTAGGTACCATCAACACTAGCGGAAGTACGACAGCCTACAACACAAGCTCTGATTATCG